AGTAATCATCATGCTCGTTTTGGTATTCGATCCGCTCGCCATTCTTCTTGTCATTGCAGCAAATATGCAGTTGAATATGGCTACAGGTAAGCGCATCGAGTTTATGTCTCTTGATGAAACAGTCACTGAAACTGCAGAAGAAATTGTGCCTGAGATAACAGCAGAAGAAAATCCGCACGTTGAACAAGACAGCGATCTTCCTCCAGACGATGAACCGCCAGAGGAAGTTAAGGCTGCGATGGAAAAGATAGAAAACGGTGAATCGCTGAATCCAAACGATAGAAAGTCTCTCAAAAGTCTTGAATGGTTGATTGATAAAAAGAGAAAGTGATGACGTGGAAGTATGAGGATATTGATTCGGTTAATATCGAAATATCCAGTTTATGTAATGCGATATGCGCTTGGTGTCCCAGATACGAAGACATGTCCAATGTTGTAAATAAACAACTCACACAAACATATGTGACTGTAGATCAATTCAAGGAATGGTTCCCACCTGATTTTGTATCTCGAATCAAAACTTGGATATACTCTGGTGATTATGGTGATGCGGGAACAAATCCAGACCTCCCCGAAATCTTCAGATACACTTTCAAACACAACCCAGAAGCAAGCGTTCAAGTGAACACCAACGGAGGAATGAGGAATCCGAAATTCTGGGCAGAAATGGGCGAAATATTTTCAGAGACAGAACAGAGAAAGGTGATATTCTCGATAGATGGTCTTGAAGACACTAACCACATATATAGGCGAAATGTGAATTGGCAAAAGGTTATGGATAATGTTGATGCATATATGGGGGCTGGTGGAACAGCAATATGGGATTTCCTTGTATTTAAGCACAATGAACATCAGGTGAGGGACGCCATCTTAATGTCTAAGGAACTTGGGTTCTCAGACATTAACATTAAACTTCCAAAGGGGTTTGAAGGCGGTAATATGAAGGTGAAAGACAAAGACTTCAATATCATATATGAAATTGAGCCGATTGATACCTCTCATTTCAACCTTGCCTACCCTAAACTGAATGGGCTGAAAGCTGAAGATGTAGATTACGAAACTGTTAGAGATTCTATTGAAAATCATTTTAGTAAAGAAGAAGGAAAGATTAGCTGTTTTTCTAAACGAAGTGGTGTTGAAATACGAATTACGGCTGATGGTGTCGTCTATCCCTGTGTGCATTTTGGTCACCTATCTCAATATCCTCGAGAGAATCTACAAGTCCCAAAAACACAAATGATCGACATCTTCAAAGATAAAGAAATAAATTTACACAAAAAAAGTCTTGAAGAAATATTGAGCACAGATCCATTCAAATGGGTGTATGACAGCTGGAAGAAAAAAACTTGCATGCTTTGTTGGCTTAGTTGCGGTCACAATGACAACAAAGAAACAGTGATGCAAGAGATCTTCCAAAGAGAGGGTATGATTCATGGAACATCCTAAAGCGTTGATAGTTGGCGGTGGTTCAAAGTTTGGCGAGGCACTGGCTGAACTGGCATCTTCTGAATATGAGGTTCACGTCATATCAGGCAGCAATACTGACGCTGATAGAGTGATTAACATAGAGTGGCATAGTTGCACGTTAGACGATATACTTCCCCACATCGATCAAGATTATGACCTGATTTTGTTCAATCAAAATGGTGCTGGTGGTCCAAATGAAGGTGCGTTTGATGACTACGTTCATCCGATCGAACATTGGAATCAAGCAAACTTCACAGATGTTCAGCTACCCTATTACATACTCAGACATATCAATCCCAAAACATCCATGAAGGTTTGTTGGATGTTGACTCCATCAGCATGTGACATTCGGCTGAGAAAGTATACACCTCAATGGGGTGGTTATTGTAGCGCAAAGGCGAGCAACTTTCACCTGATGTATACATTCGCAGATAGGTGCGAGGGAAATTATTATGGTTTGATTCCAACACATTTTGGTGAGGAAGGTATTGACTTATTCGCATCGATGATGTATAATGTTATTCGTAACTTGGAGCCAGAGCAATCTGGTAAATTGATAAATGAACACGGTGAAACTTTTGGAGATTAATATGACTGATATTGTGAATGAACTATCCAACCGCGTGGTTGAAATCACTTTTGATAAATTGGACGGCACAGAGCGTGTCATGAATGCAACATTGCAAGAAAGTGTTGTGCCTGAAACAAAGGGAACGGAATCTAAAAAATCAGATACTCATCTGGTTGTCTTTGATGTCGATAAGCAGGGATGGCGTACAATCATTGTCGACCGAATCAAGAAGGTGGCGTAATGAGTCGCGATAGGTTTGACCTCGAGCAAGACATCATGCAATGCTGGAATGTCACCGAAGATTTGGATATGATAATGGAACGCATGCTTGACAGTCCAACATTTGAGGGTATGCCAGCGGAACTTTCTGATAAAATGGCGAATCTTCTGATCGGTATGAAAGAACTATATCAGTTGAGGTTCGACCGATTATGGGACACTTTTGAATATATGGTAAAGGATGGTCAATTCAACTCGAAACTGGTGAATGTTGCTCCCAGCGGTGAACTACCGAGATGGGTCAGAGAAGAAGATCTAGAAAATAATGCTTGACATTTGAGATGTCCTGATATATACTCGAGTATATTACTAAAGGAGTCCTTAAATGGCAAAGCGTATATCAAAAGACGATTTTCGTCCAACTCCCAAGAAGGTGAAGCGAAAGCGGAAACCTATGACGGAGGAGCAAAAGAAAGCAGCAGGAGAGCGGTTGGCGAAAGCACGTGCCGCACGTCAGGCTGCAAATCCATCCCAACCTAAAAACGTATGTGAGAAAGTGCTCGGTCTAGACGATGAGCACTACCTCTCATACAACAAAGTCAAAGAGTGGATCAAATCTAATACAGAAGAACTCAAGAGCGAGCGAGCCAATATGCGTGCAAACGTGAAGGGTGCTGCAGCTAGAGTGAAGTCTCTTGAGGGTTACATTCGTAATATGAACCGATACCTCCGAGACGGTGATTGGGTTGATAATTTTTATGGCGAGAATATGGATAAGAGAGTGAATTGGGTCAGTCGAGTTATGGCGTATGACGCAGATGGCAATCCTAAACGATCTTATGGCGTGTTCTATCCAGACCTCGGATATGTCTGGGGTCGTGAACCAAAGGAGGATGAAGAATGATTGTAATTGACTACAACCAAACTTTCATCTCTAATTACATGGCTGAGACTCGCGGTCGACCAGATGTCGAGATGAACATCGACCTCTTGCGACATATGATTCTCAATCAGATCCGCAACTACAAAAAGCGGTTTGGTAACGATTTCGGTGAGGTGGTTATTGCTTGTGATAATCGCCATTACTGGCGCAGGGATGTTTATCCGTTCTATAAGGCATCACGAAAGAAGTCTCGAGACTCTAGTGGTCACGATTGGTCTTCTATCTTTGATGCGCTACATCAGATCCGCAGTGAGTTGGACGAGTTTCTTCCATATCCTGTCCTTGATATTGATGGCGCAGAGGCAGATGATGTGATTGGTGCGTTGGCTGAATACAGTCAAGAGAACGAGATGACCGATCATCCTATGTTTGCCGAGCCAGAGCCATTCCTGATCATCTCAGGTGACCACGACTTCCAGCAGTTACAAAAGTTCTCGAACGTCCAACAGTTCTCGCCTATCAAGAAGAAGTGGGTGAAGTTGGATGGTACACCAGAAGAAGTATTGATGGAGCATATCATCACTGGAGATAAGGGCGACGGTGTTCCTAACATTCTGAGTGAAGATGATACGTTTGTCACAGAGGGTAAACGCCAGAAGCCGATCCGCAAGGCACTACTTGCCGAGTGGAAGAAGCAGAAGCCAGAGGAGTTTGTCTCTGGTGAAATGGCATCTGGTTATATCCGCAACCGACAGTTGGTTGATCTCGCGATGACACCACAAGAAATTAAAGACGAGATCGTGGGTGAATACCAGAGACAAAAGGGTAAGAGCCGAGCGAACTTGTTGAATTACTTTATCAAGTATCGTCTGAGAAATATGATGGAAGTCGCGGAGGACTTCTAGTGGCAAAGAAGTATATACACGTGAATCAACATAAGATTCGTGCCAATCTAAAGCACGGAACTGATGAGCCTGTCATAACGGTAAAGGAAGGAAAGTCTAATAAATATTGCCACGATGTGGAGATACTTGGTCCAAGTGTGGTCAAATATTCCGAAAATGGGAAACCTATCCTTTCATGTGGAGCAAGGGTGGTTATTGAAACTGAATCAGATGTGATAATGCATCATCGTGGAGAAAATAATGAGAAAATTTAGGCAAGTAAATGAGGGGTTTGATTATGTGTTTGAAGCCCCGACTGTCGACGGTCAAGTCGTTCGACTCAAAGAATGGGCTGCAACGAACCAAACAATCGTTCCAATTGTGAGGGCAGGTGTTGGCGCAGAGAAAATCGAATGGGGTCTGCCCGAGGGAATGCCCGAGAACGTGAAGTTGGATAGAGATATCCCAGATGGAATGGGTGATACAACGATTCAGATGGAATGGCGCAGAATCAATACATTCCTAGATCCCAACGGTAATCTCAGAAACCTTCCGAAATGGAAGCAAGAGATGAATTGGGTTCAAATCTTAGAGGGTTTGCATTACAACGAGGCAGATATTCTAACAAGTGTCAAGGATGGCAAATTACTGGAATTATACCCGAAACTCGAGAAGCTGATGAAGCCACTTGGTATCGAGGAGTATAATAAGCCAGTGAAGAAGAAGAAAGCAACAAAGAAGAAGAAATCCTAGACAGGTTTGTAGGGATCGAAATACCTTCCCCACTGCCATCCATCTGGTAATGCTTCTGTCGCTTCGATCAGGTGCATGCTTCCATCTGGTTCAACACACCACTTTCGCCTTGGTCTTTCATACGCTTTTTGACGGATCTTGGCGACTGTTTCGGGCGAATGCCTACGACCATACATAGGGTTGAACTCTCCGACCCGAGTACCTGTCATTGTCTCTCTGATCTTCTGTTTGTGATCGTCCGTAAGACCTGATTTATGGGGGTGTTTATCCCCTAATTTGGCTTTTCGGATCCTCTCTCGACCTTCTGGTGTGTGCCAACCAGTCCTATCTCGACACCTATCAACGATGGGTAAATCAGTCTTATTCTGGGTGAGTACATACTCACGGATCGCCTCGACAGTTGCCTTCTTGATCAGCATTTCTCGGGGTTTGGGGACGTCTTGGAGGGTGTTTTCATCAACGATCCAGAACTCATCCCGCGCTCGAAACGCAAAAAATCGGGATGCTCTAGCCATAATAACCTCAAATAATTCATAAGTTGTTGTATTTACAGTATATTTATATTACTAAAAACACAAAAAAACGCTTGACATTTATCTCGAATGCGGTATAATATAGTATAAATTGAGAGAAAGAGAGAGAGAGAAATATGTTTAAAGCTGATCTTACCGTTGAATTTTCTGGTGGCTCCAAGGCTTCTGCTGTCCTATTCAGTGATGTCTCGGTTGAGCAAGTAATTGATGATGCCGTGGCTCGTGTCCGCGAGATCCGTCTGGGTCTTGAAGGGACAGAGTTGTCTCTGGTTCGTCATCGCGTTTCTGCTGGAAAGGCATAAAACGCTTGACTTTCGCCTCGATTGTAGTACAATTAGTGTATATTTTGTTGGAGAATGATTATGAGTAAGATTGGACAATTTGTTTATGAGTGTCAAGAACTCGCTGAAAACAACTACAACGAGTCAGCCGATATGGTGGCTTATGCGGTGTATCAGCAGTTTGCTGACCGCCCTGAGATGCGTGATTACGCTCTCGAAACAACAATGGCTGAGTGGGAGATCATTCAGCAAGACCTCTCTAGCGTGTGGGAGGCATGATGAAGGATAAGTATATCCTGACTGACGTTGATGGAGTATGCCTCGATTGGGAAGAGGCATTTGACGTTTGGATGGCAAATCAAGGACACACTCCTGTTAAAGACTACAAGTTGATGTATGGTGTCCATAACCGTTTTAATATAGAAAAGCCTGTATCGCGCCATATGGTTCGTATGTTTAATTCCTCTGCTGCGATTGGTTTTCTACCGCCTCTCCGTGATGCTCAATACTATATCAAGAAGCTGCACGAGAAGCATAAATATAAATTCATAGCTGTAACAAGTTTGTCTTTGGATCCTTATGCGCAGAAATTACGAACGCGCAACCTTGCCAAACTGTTCGGTGATAATACGTTTGAAGAAGTTATCTGTCTGGATACTGGTGCTGATAAAGATGATATTCTGGCTGAATTGAGTGGCAAATATAATGGTTGTTACTGGATCGAAGATAAGCCAGAGAATGCATCGGTTGGTGCTGAAACTGGGTTTGAAAGTCTCTTGGTTGAACATGGACATAATATGGATGCCGAGGGGGATTTCAAATCGATGAAGAACTGGGAGGAAATCTACCATGAGATCGTCGGAAAATAAATTCTTAGAGTGGGCAACGTCAATGTGGCATGCCAATTGCGTTGAACGTAGTGACTGGAGACAAGATATACTCACCTTTGATGAGTACGTCGAGAAAAACTTGGAATGGCTTCGTGATAAGTATACGGAACATTGCTTTGAGCGGAGTCAAGCGCGAGAAGCGTGGATTAAAACAATAGCGGAAAGTTCTCAATGATGGATCCCTTTGCACACACCTTTTTAGCATGGCTGTGTATCTTTGTTGCTTATTTGGTTGGAAGTTACTTCGGTGAGAAGAGAGGTTCGATCATTGGCGCAACCGTAGTGCTTGAGTGGGTTGAGGAAAAGGTTGGATCTGTTCAATTTAATGCTTGGATGAAGCAAGACAGAGACGAGCAATGAAAGAAGAATGGGGAATGGCAGATGGCAGGGAGTATACTCCTGAAGAACTGCCATTTTACGCAAGTGATAGCGAACAACTATATAATCAAAACCTCGTAGATAACCGCGAAGAGTTAGAGAAAAATGGTTGGAAGCATCACAAACCGCTGCCTGATGATCGTGTTATTGGATACAAATACGACTACAACCCAGATGATCCTGCAATCAACGACTGGGTCAATCTATCTTACAGAATAAACACTCATGGTTTCAGAGGCGAGGAAATGCCAACCGCATCCAAGAAACGAAGTGTCATTTGTCTTGGTGGATCAGACACATTTGGAGTCGGAATGCCAGAGGGTAAACTTTGGACGACTTTGGTGGGTCAGACCTTGCGAGTCAGGGCATATAATCTTGGTATGATACACGGTAATCTAGGTTCTGCATTCAGAGTCCTGATGTATTGGTTGCCAAAGATAAAACCATCGAATGTATTTCTCCTCGCACCTGAAAATGGATACGAATATATGTCAACTTCTGGGATCCAAAGAATTCCTAATTCTCTTGTCCCAACAACAGAAGATAATTGGGTGATACAAAGGGAGATGGGGATGAGGTCAATCAAATCCTTGTGTGATCAATTCAACACACCATTGACTATAGGAGATGGTATAAGCGATGACTATTTCTCTTTGTTCCCAAGCCACGACTATTCAAGAGATCTCAAGCATCACGGTCAAAAGATGCACATATACATTGCTATGAATATGCTGAAGAAAGCAGGATACGAGTGGGAAGATGACAAAAATATCTGAAGAAGTGAATCTAGACCTCGATATAATTAACGAGTTGACTGAGATCATAAACAACACCGAGTTTACTGGTGAGCACGGTCGAAGCGAGATATATCTAAAAAACAGATTTTCCGAACATTCAAACTATTGGCAAGAACCACAACCAAGATTTTCCGTCAGCCAAGAAGAAATGGATAAGATGGCCAACGAAATACTACATGACCCAGAAGTAAAAGAATTTGGTCTTGTCAAGCACTGGTTTCAAACTGCCTATTCGAGAGGGTGGGTGAATTATTTAGATAGTGATTACAAGTACTGGAACAAGGCTGTGTGCCAAAAGATCAGGCAAGCAGTCGATAGTATCGGTGTAGACTTCCACAAGATAACGATCAACGAATTGCCACAGCAAAGAGGGTTGATAATACACAGGGATGGGTGCTGGAAATATCATTATCCAATTCGTACCAATCCACAATGTTTCCTATATGACGCTACAGATCCCATTGATCAGAAGATCTATCATCTAGAACAGGGAAAATTGTATAATGTAGACACAACAAGAGATCATTATGTCTACAATGCTAGTCATGACACAAGATATCATCTGATAATGAATTATGGAGGATACACCGCAAATTAGGTGGAATTGATTATGAATAAATGGGATAAAGCGCACATGAAGGTTGCGAGGATTTACTCGGAACTCTCTACCGCCAAAAGACTAAAGGTTGGTGCTGTGATTGTTAAGGACAACCGTATAATTTCAATCGGTTATAATGGCATGCCTGCTGGGTGGACGAATGAATGTGAGGACACTGACGAATATGGGTTCATGCCTGTGACAAAACCAGAAGTCCTCCATGCCGAGACAAACGCAATCGCAAAAGTTGCCCAGTCCTCCGAGAGTTGTCTGGACGCAACGATTTATTGCACAACTGCACCCTGTATTGACTGCGCCAAGTTGATTTACCAGTCTGGAATAATGCGTGTCGTCTGGGATAAACCACACCTTCGAAGCGATGATGGCATTCAGTTCCTAAACAAATGTGAGGGTGTAGTCGTGGAGCAGTTTCAGTGAATGATGTAGTCTGCCCCTATATTATGAACCATGTCTACACAGGGACGCGCAACGAACGTAGACTCTGTTGTTACTCAACACCAAGAGTATCACAGGACAAACAGCGCACAGACGAAGAGTGGTGGAACTCCGAGGAAATGAAGGGTATTCGCCTCAAGATGCTGGCTGGTGAGAAGCTGGATATGTGTGGGGTGTGTTACTATCGCGAAGAAAATGGTCTGGAGTCACTACGCCAAGAAGGAATGCAAGAATTTAATGTAGATGAACTCATTCCCCTTGTAAACGAAGATGGTTCAATGGACGTGGAACCAGAATATTTTGAACACAAAGCAATGCACTGCAATCTACAATGCCAGACTTGTAATCCAGTCTTCAGTTCTACTTGGGCGCAGTTAGAAAAGAAAATGTATGGCTATGAATGGCCAAATAGTTTCGATAAACCATTCGAGCAAGCACACGCAGATTCTATCATCCGATCTATTATGGAAAAGAGATGTAAAAAGATAAACTGGTCTGGTGGTGAACCTATGATGATGCCAGTGCACTGGAAAGTTATTGATAAACTCACTGAGTTACTAGGAGACCCAGAGTACTCGGATTATGTAAAAACTATCCGCATGCAATACAACACAAACCTCACCCACAAAACGTGGAAGAATAAGTCTATCCCTGAGATGTTGAAGCCATTTAACATTGAATTGAGGACTTCAATGGATGGTGTGGGTGATGCATTTGAATTCAATCGTGATGGCGCGAATTGGGAAGAATGCTGGAGAAACTGGAATGAATATTATGATCTTGGATTTGAAATGGAAATAAATGCTGTATATACCTCTACTCTGCTTATGAATATGGAGGAGTATCAGCGTCTATATTTCGACAAAGAAGTGAGATTCTATGACCACATTTATGTGTGTTTTCCTGAACAGTATCCAGGAGGTGGTAATGGGTTCACAGATATAAGATTATTTCCTCAACACATATTCGATCGGATTGTTACGAATGCCGAGGAATCTCTTAAAAAATATATGAACGAAGGATTCGAGCGAGGGTTGGATATCCTCCGAATCTATCGTGATGAAAAGCAAAAGATGGCGCACATCTTTGACAACGAAGAAATCATTCGTAAGATGAAAGGTTATACTTTATACAGAGACAACTTTTGTGAGAACGTGAAGTTTCAAGACTTAATTTGGGATCTCGATCAGGAAGCAGCAGAATGGTTTGATTCTGTTGAGCCACTACCATTCGATCCAAACGAAAACAAAACAGCAGGGTTTAGACCAGAAGATTGGGAAAACAGACCAGTACTTGGAGAAATACAATGAATATAACAATTTTTGGATATGGGTTTGTCGGTCGAGCACACGAAATGGCTCTGTCGGTTCATGGGTTACACGACATAACAATCGTAGACCCAGCATTTAACAATAACAACATCGGCAACCCAGAAGCTGTGATTATCGCAGTATCAACACCAATGTCTGAAAGCAAGGATGGTCACTGTGATATGAGAAATGTCTTTGCTGTCCTCGATCAATGCCCGACTGGAATCCCCATCCTGATCAAAAGCACTATCTCGCTCGAGGGTTGGGATTATATCCAAGGGATCTATTCAGACCACGAAATAACATTCAGTCCTGAATTCTTGAGAGCAGAGCATGCACTTGAGGATATTAATAACAGAGAGTCAATGTATTTTGGTGGCGGTGACGATCTGTTCTGGGCATCATTGTTCTGGAAGCAGGGTTGTGAGATGTTCAGACGCGACCCAAAAGAACTCATAATGATGAAATACACGGTAAACACATTCTTGGCTGCAAAGGTTGCATTCTTCAATCAGATCTACGATGTCTGTGAAACTGCAGGTATAAATTATGACGAGGTGAAGAATCTTGTGAGTCGAGATGAACGTATCGGTGACAGCCATATGAACGTCACAGAGGAACGAGGGTTTGGTGGGCACTGCTTCCCGAAAGATACCAGTGCCTTTATGCATTCCGCGAGTCAACTCGGTGTGGATTTGTCAATTTTAAGAAACGCTTACAACTACAATCAGATTGTGCGCAACAAAGTTTTGATACAGAAAGAAATCGATGCTTGACATTTACAGAGAGGTGATGTATAATGCATAAATGGTGGAGAATATGGGCGAAAAGTTTAGGTGAAAAAGTTGGCGAGACAGATAAGCAAGCTAATACTGTCGCTGGTATTCGCACTGTTTGGTGGATTACTCATATGGCTACATGTTGGTTTATTATACTCAATGCCATAGCCAACCATGGATGGGGACTCATCGGACTGAACTAATTGGGATGATATATTATGACGAAAGAATTAACTATTGAAAAGATTGACTGTGAAGACAAACTTGGTAAGTGGCTCGATGATAACAGCTACAACCAGATCATCACAGAAGATACAGACCTTTATGCCATGGACAGATTCGGTGGCAAAAACGGTGAACACAACGTAATCTTCAAATTCCGCAAGGGTGTATTCTCTTCCGAGGAACAGCAAGGTGCGTTTGAAGGATTGGCTCCTGCTGCTATCGAGACACAAAACCGTGGACTCGCAGCTGGACCACGAGCAGGGCAGAACGGTAAGCGCGACTGGGTTACACCTCTACAAGAGGATATCTTGGACGCCATCTTCACTGCACCTGACTCAACTCTTGATGATGAATTTGATGCCATCGAAAACGCGATCGCTCGACACAAGCCAGATGAGGCAGGTCGTGGTCGTGTATGGCTCAGAGATCGAATCAAGAAAGCTGGTGTCGAGTATTCTGAATTCTTTGACTGGTGGTTGGACTCGGTTCGTCCGATGTCTCCTGCTGAACGCAAAGTTGAAGCAAAGAGTATGGTCAAGAACTATATCTCTGACACCTCATACGCAAACACAGTGAACTCTGGTATTGCTGGCTGGTTCGATCGGTATCCTCGGATTCCATATGGTCGCGCTACAGCATACACCGAAAAGAATCCTGAACTGTTTGCAAAGTCGTATCCATATCTGCAGACTCTGGCACGTCAGTTCGAGGAGTTACTCCCCGAGCGATATGCGAAACAGAAAGCATTTACGGATGCGATCGACCCAGCGTATGTTGTTCCTGAAACACCATACACAACACTAACAGTCAACCGCACATTCCGCACAGCTGCACACAGAGACGCAGGTGATTACACCGAGGGTTTCTCTAATATCAGCTGCATCTCTCCAGATGGTAAAAAAGGTTGGGATGGTTGTTTGTTCGTGTTACCTGAGTTCCGCATTGCTGTTGAATTGCATCCAGGAGATCTCCTGCTCGTGAACAATCACGAAGGCATTCACGGTAATACGGAAATCATCGGTGACGATCCGATTCGTATTTCGATCGTCGCCTATGCTCGTGAGAAGATGGCTCTACTTGGGTCATATGAATACGAGACTTTGCGTCGTCAGTATGTTGACTACAGACGACTCAATGAAGAACATCCCGAGTGGCGTCCTCTCTGGAACGGTGTATCAACCAAGATGTGGGATGCCACTGAATGGTATGATTACCTCC